TGTCCACCCCCTTGGAAGTAAGGAAGTTGACGTTGGAATACACTCTCGTTAATCATGTAACGGAGTTGGCAGTTGAATTCAGAGGGGTCACAGAAATACTTCTTGGCAAACTTGCCAAGGTTATTGTATCTGTTTACGCTGGTCCACTGAATGATGCCATAACCACCCCGATGACAATCGTGGTAAGGAACTCTAGCACCTCCCTCGCATATATTGGCAATGAAATTAGACTCCTGTCTAATGTTGCCAAGAATTGTAGCAATAGCATTTTTGTCGTTAATCTTTACGTCTTGAAGATACGCTACAACTTTTTTCTCCTCAGGTGTGCAGTCAACACACTCCCATCTGCGCTCATAGATCTTGGTAGGTCTGAGTCCTGCTGCTTCAGATTTCTGAGGGGAAGAGGAAGCACATGCCATCAGCAGTGGCAGCAGTGATGCTGTCATTACAAGTGGTCTCATGTTTAGTCTATCCATAGTTAAAAGGGGTCCCGCAGGACCCCGTTAGTATAGCGTATTTAGTTGTCGGTGTCAACGCGGCGCATAGGCAGGGATCATCATGCCCCCACCGCCATCGTCGTCGTCATCATTATTGTTAACTGCTCGTAGAAACAATTCAATAGCAACGAGAGCACCTATTGGATAGAAACACCAGAGGATTGCTTTCCATGCAGGGTATGAATCTACTACGAAATCAGTCATCTACCACAGACCAGGAATGATCTGTCCTGTTAGTGCGTAAGCACCGAATGCTGCAATGATTCCTACCATTGCTGCCCATCCATTAAATCTTTCTGCTTCAGGTGTCATTAGAATACTCCGAAGAAAAGTTTGCCAGTGAAGGCATAGGACAGGAATGCGGAGACCAAACCAAGCATGGCGAGTCTACCATTAAGCTTTTCAGCTTTCTCGTTGTGAGTTTCGTAAACGTCAGATTGCATTTGCTTCAATACCTCAGGATCGATATAGGGTTGAGTCTCTCTTCCAAACATATTCTGTTGTCCGTACTCGTTTGTAGTGACAGTCATAAATGGTTTGTTAAGAAACGTTACAATACTATATATCAGTTTGTAAAGTTTGTCAACCCCAAACCTTAAGAAAAGGTGATGACATCCTGACCGAAGTTGGTATCAATGTTTACAGGTCCTGCTGCTGCAATGGTATCGGAGGACAAACTGATGCTGCTACTTGGCCACCCACCCTCTGCTTCGGGAGAAAAGAAGTAATCACCTGCAGGAGTCTCAGTCAGAAGGTCCTGTTGGAATTGGATCTGGGGCACGTCATCAGCACAGTCCTCATAGATGGTCTGCACACCATTGTAGTGACGCCACAACTCACTCAGGTGACTGCGGTTGAATTTGGGATCGTCGATCGCACTGTGCAATGCTTTCTTCAGTGCTTCGGTTGCTGCTTTCAATTCTGCTTTCATAATTCCAATGACGGATTACTCCGCTAACGATAAAACAATTAGTGACAAGATAGGATACAAAAATGCAGGTGCGGACACCTGCAATGTAGTTATCATAGGGTCCTGTCTTGTCATCAGAGAATGACCCTAGAGAGTACTTCCAGACTCTAATTATATGCTGTAACGACATTCTTCACATAGGATGGCACACCATCGGGGTCCAACCACTTGGTGTATTCAAAGTCTTCCATAGCATAATCAAGTTGAGTGCTATTGTCCAAGAGATACATGTCCTTATACTTGTCAGTATAGGAGTCTACCTTCTGGATACGGTAGTCTGGGAATCCATTCTCCAGCATCCCACACTGCACATAGCGGTAGGGGAAACGCTCAAGGAGGACGGTTACTTTTTTCATGAGTGTCTGAGTGTCTTCAGATATGATAGCACATTATCACGAATCCACAAGAGCTCGTGATAACATTTCTGCTCATGAGCATGTGCCCTGAGGTTGGGATCAGGCTCCAGCACACTCTCAATGAAAATGTCTAGTCCCCTATTCCATTTGTCTTTTTGTGACTCCATAGGCACCTCGTAAATTACGATATTATTTAACAATTAAATAAAGTTAAACCACCCAGTAACAATCATCTTCTCTTTCGTATGGGACACTCTACCACGATGGTGGAATGTCCAGTCTGCTGGCCAGATCACAGTGTATCCACGCTGTGCTGGGATATATTTCTGTTGGTAATACCATTCTGTACCACCATCCTCCACGTCATTAAGATATGTCATGAAGACTAGGTGTCGGTAGACAGATCCAGGCAAAGCATTAGACCTTTCGGTATGCCACTGCTTGAATCCACCACCTTTAGGATACCACTGCATAGATAGTGGCTCCTTTACTTGGAAACGAGAGGTCTCACAAAAAGGAAACCTCTCTAAGTATGCGTTAAGGACACCTTGAAGTGCTTGCATATAATTTTGCACATGGGGTGCAGACAGTTGATAAGGGACGTGAAGATCAAGAGAGTCTTTATACTCTTTATCAACTGTCACGTCTCCCTGTCTAAGGACCTGACCCTCATGGAAATTCAAGATGTTTTGATTATGCCAGAATTCCTCAAGACCAACAACAACGGATTCATCAATAAATTTACCCCAGATAAAGTCATTACACTCATCATTAAGTGGGGTGCAAATGTTGCCCTTATAAATTGTGATTTCTTCTTTAAGCATAATTCATCCCGACCAGGGTAAAGTTTAGGTCATTTCCAAGACGCCATCAGCAATCATGTTATCAATGAGAATCGTATAATCCTCTTCAACATCTAGTCCCCAGAAGTGGACGTGACGTGCGCTCTGGTCACTGTAGAAGCGACAGAGTGCTTGAAAGAGGGGTGGATTTTCTCTGTCAAGGGCGATGTTACCATTGACAGTATCCTTCAGAATCTGCAGACTATCTGCAAAGCGATCTCTAACAGTCATGATTGACTCCTATTTTGTTTTCCAACTTGCCCGAAGGCAACGAGACAGGTAGGGATCGAACCTACGACCGACTGCTTAGAAGGCAGTTGCTCTATCCGCTGAGCTACTGTCCCGTGAGATTAAACAGGGACGCGTACTATTGGATCACCTTCCCACATAGTCTTCTTAACTCTGTCAACTTTGCCTCGTAAGTTAAACGAAACGATGGTGCGTGGTTTATCAGACTCATTAGGTAGTGCCTCGTGTGCAATCGTTGCTGGAAAAATAACCATGTCCCCCTCTTGGACTGGTGGAATGAAGGTCTGTAACCTACCACTCCATGGATTGTTGAAGGGAGAAACAAATTGTGTGGCGCGGTGGACCTTGGGATCAAAGTCCACATAAATTACTGCTGACCATCCGCTGTGTCCATGATTGTGGAGACCGTGCTTCTGACCTCTGTGTGATGTTTGACACCACATGTCAGTAAACTCGATGCGTCTACGCTCAGTAAACTCAGCAAGATATGGTTCGATGATAGCAATCACCGTGTCAGCATAAGCAGGCAGCAACTGCTCATCCTGATGGAAGAAGTCAGTATACTGCTCGCCGTTTGATTCTAGATGCTCCTCTTGAAATACAGGCAGAGCATTCATAATCCTCTCTTTATTCTTCCTCCAGTTTTCAATTTCATAATGTGCAATGGGGATAGAAAATAAAGAATGAATCATTGAATTGCTTCTGATTGTTGGCGGATTCTCTTGGCAAGTGCTTCACCTTCCAAGTAATCTCCTGCCTCTAGTGCTTCATGGAGTTGATCCACTAGGAATTCGATTGTATATGTAATCTCATCAATCTCCTCAAGAAATTGATTGTCCATTGTGGGTCTCCTCTCCTGTGCTTGTTAAGTATATATGTGCTGAGGGTCACTTGTCAACCCCAAAGTGTTTGATAAACCACTCAGCGTCCACCACGACCAGTGCTGGCTTACGATTCTTCTTCATAAAAAGAATCGGTTGGTGGTCTCCTGCGTTAGCACACGCTTGCTCGTATGCATCATAGACATTAAGTTTCTCTACATTCTTACACTCGATGCTGAAGGGAAACTTCTTTCTAGCATCTCGTGCCATGATAAGATCTTCCCCGCCAGCACCCATGCTACGAGACTCAATGTCCTCAGGGTGTACATCCCTATGCTCAATGAGCATATCTCTCACCCACTTCTGGAAGTTTCTACCCTTCGCTTTCGCACTCTGTGGTTTCATCTGTTTTATTAAATCCAAATGGTCCCTGCTTATCTGCTTCGAGTCTCAACTTCATAGCGACAGCGCCGAGAGATTCCATAACTTTGAGGATGTCCTCGGTCTTCGCATCCTCTCCTAATTCTTTGGCAACATACCAATACTTCTCCCAGAAAGTATCGCCTGCCTTCTTGTAATCATCAAGTGTTAATAGTTTCATCAGTCTGCATAACCATCATCGTCATCACTATATCTATAACCTAATCTAGTTGCTTGATCAGGAGGAAACCATGGTTTCTCAGGCATAGTCTTGTATGCATCAGGATCTTCTTTAATAGCATCCTCCAAAGAGATTGCTAGAAGTTTGAGATTGTGTGCAATCAGTTTAACTTTTTCGTGATTCATAGTGTAAGAATAATAAAAAAGGAAGAGGTTATCTCTTCCTATTATATAGAGGCTCCACGTCTAGTAGGCGCTCAAAGTATTCAGTTAGATGGATTCTGTAGCAGGACCAGTATGCTACCCCTCTGTATTTGAGTTGGTAACATGCTGGTGGTCTGCTGTCTTTGTCCATGTCATCATCGTGATAGACATAGTTTTCCATCTTACTTGCTATAGGTTTGACCTCTATAGCAGAAAGTACCATGAGTCTCTTTTGACTCTACACAACGCTGATCATATTCAACACCACGGTATGCAGTGTGAGAGATCTGTGCGTCATGAAGACGTGCCTGCTTTTCGATTTGCTTCTTGATGAGTGTAAGTGTGTTCATCGTTTTTACTCCTAAAGTAGTTGGATTTTAAGGCCCGTTCCTTTAGTCGTTTGCGTCCCATTTACATTCTGGTGTTGCTTCCTTTACGGTCGCCACCAGCTCCACCTTAATACCATCGGACAAGTCCTCGTGCTTATGGATACGACGGATCATGTCCGCAGTATCGGTGCAGTTTAGATTTGCATAGAGTAGGTATTCGATCATGGGATGAACGCTCCGTTCCGCGACTTACTTGCGTCCTCCTTTCGGGGGATGAACGTATGGTCATGATAACATGACATTACTATTTATGCAACAGCAGTGTATCATTGGTTACCGTTTTTTACGACGGTATGGTGTGTTGCTAATTGGTCTGGTATTCTTTAAGTCCTTCTTCAGTTTCCTCAAGAAAGATAAGTGGTCCCTTATACCAGCTCTCAGGTCTT